TAACAATACCAAAAACTCCTTAATTTTACCAAACAAAACAAAAACCCATCTATGAATTTTGAATTAATCACCGCCAAGTATGATTGCAGATGCAGTCTTACAGGCAAAAACTTCAGTCGTGGTGACCAGGTGTACTACAACTACGAGGCAAAAACCTTTCTTGACCCTGTGTATCATGAGAACATTATGAGTCAGCAAAAATCTCGTGGTATGAAATCCTACTTTGAACGACACCAAAAACTTAACAAGATTTACCCAACCCAAAAACCCTAACACATGGCAAAATTCGAGTTCGTAACAGAAACAAATCCAGTAACACAATCAGTAATTTATTACACTAGAAAAGATGAATTATTCATGGAGAATAGCTTAAGTCATACCAAGGATAAAGCTTATGACAGATTTATAAACATATCTAGTGGAGTAAAGACTGAACCTATTGTGCAAGTACTAGAAACAAGGTATTCAATCACTCAATAAAAATCTGCAATCGTGCACCCAACCCCATCACATCTAAAACAAAAAGGGCTTCGTGACTATTTCATGGTCACAATCGATGCCCACAGGATCAAAAAGGATTACCTCTATCGTGGTATGTTTATCCATTGGGATAGCAAAAAACCCCTAGATAAGTTCTACTACTGGAGAGGAGATTATTTCACATCTATTGAAGGGGCTATGCGTTCAATCGATAGACATTACAAACTATATAAAAAATTAAAAAATGCTGATTAGAGATTATCGTGCCTTACTTAAGTATGGCGATATAAAAAAGATTTGTGAGGTAACAGGTTATTCACCTTACCTAATAAAAACTCGTTTGGCCAAGGCTGATGAGGAGATGATTGAAATTGTAGAAGTGTTCTACGCAAAGAAAATCGATGAACTTAAAAATGCTATCTATGATTACCAACAAGGCTAAACAAGTAAACTACTGGACTATACCTGCGGTTCGTAGGCATAAGCTTAATTTAAGGCAAAGAGAGGCATTAGCTAATGAGATTATTGCTAAGGTCTGTACTTACTATAATATCAGTAATGAGGATATTAGAGGCAAAAAAAGGTACAGAGAGCAAGTAACTGCAAGGCATATGGCTATGTACCTTATTCGCAATAAGGTGGGCTTAAAGCTTAAAGCTATTGCTGATTTGTTTGGTAGGGATCATACTACTGCCATCCATGGTATAGCAAGTATATCCAACCAAAGCGATGTGGATTTAATCATTGCAACTGACATAGAAAATCTTATCAATATTTTATAATCAAAACACCAAAAACTATGAGTGATTTTTCAAAATGGGATGAGCAAGAACAAAGATTGTTTATTGCTAAAATCATCCACAACATTAACTATTCACAGAACAATTTGATCCTAATGAAAGCTTTAGTAGAGCTATGGGATGTTTATCCTGTTCGTGAAGCTATTTTCTTTACACAAAATTTATTAAACCAAAAATCCCTAACTAATGGAAATGCAAATAACTAGCCCTTCGTATGAGTTAATCAACAAGGATTCAATGTTAAAACTATCAACTGAACTATCTAAGTTGATAAAAGAAAAAGGACTCTCAAGTAATATACAAGGTAAACAATTCGTGAATGTTGAAGGTTGGCAATTCGCAGGTGCTTCACTTGGACTAATGCCTATTATCACATCAACTCAAGATTTATCAAATGAAACTGCTATTAAATATATGGCGACTTGTGAAGTACGCAATATTACGACAGGTCAGCTCGTTGCTACTGGTATTGCCTTATGCTCTAATGCCGAAAAAACTAAAAGATACTTTGATGAATATGCTATTCTTAGTATGGCACAAACAAGGGCGATTGGCAAGGCTTATAGGAACTTACTTGCTTGGTTAATGAAAGCTGCTGGATTTGAAGCGACACCTGCTGAAGAGATGGACTTTGCCAAGGATGAAACACCTACCAAAAAACCTAAAGTATTCGAGGTTGAGATAGTACCAGAGGAGATTGCTACAGAAGTAGATCGTGATGCTATCATTAAAGATATCCAAGCTGCTGCTAGGATGAAGGACTTGACTGATATATTCTTTTCTAACAAGGAATACATAGAAAAAGACCAACAATTAATGAAATTAATGACGGCTAAAAAAGAATCGTTAACAACAAAAAAGAAATAATATGAGTAATTTACTACCAAGTATTGAATTAAATTCAATTACACCATCCAAATTTAGCATAGAATTACTTAAGCAAGTAGTTGTAACACATTTTAGAGAAACAGGCGAGAATCCCCTTGAAATGCTCGTTAAAGCAGAAGCATTAGTTCAGTTGCTAGAAGGAATTAGGGCTGAATTAAAAGAAGATGTTATCAACCAGTTAGACTTGCATCCTCAAGGCAAGGCGATGGTGCTTGATGCTGAGATAAGCAGAATAGAATCAGGAGTTAAGTATGCTTATGATGGTGACCATACATGGCTTAAGTATAACCAAGAGTTAGAAGCTATTAAGTTTAAACAAAAGGAAAGAGAATCATTACTTAAGACTATTAAAGAGCCATTGGTTGATCCTGAAACTGGAGAGATGATTTATCCTGCTCCTAAGTTCAGTACAACTACTTTCAAAATATCATTAAAGAAATAACATGAAAGCATTAGGATTTATTAAATTTTTCTTTATAGCAGTACCAATAGCGGTACTGCTATTTATAATCTGTGAAACTTATTTTAAAATCAAATCAATAAAACGACTATTTTGATACTACAATTAGAACAAACAATAGATGTTTTAACCCCACTAGGCTATGGAAAAGCAATCGCATGGATTGATTACGGAACTGATACTAACACCATATGGAAAGTGGTGTGTTACGATACAGGAAGAGTGCGTAACTTTTACGATGATGACATACTCGTTTACCCAAATGAAATGGATGGCGGTAAGGTAGATGAGAATTATTTTTCTAAAAGGGAGTTCCATGAAACAAACCAATCATTCATCAAGGGCCTAAAAAACCACTTTAAACCCAAACCAGATGCCGAATGAGATTAAAGGATTAGAGAACTCTATTCCAATTAGAATGGTATATACTGACACCATGGAAGAAGTGCTATTTAAGTCGGCAGCAGCGGCTAGTCGTAAGACAAAGATAGCATCACAAGTGATTCGTGAATCGCTTAACCCTGTTGCTCGTAAGCGTTTTATAGTGGATAACAGGAGAGTTGTTTTTAGGATATCTAAGGAAGTTTAGTATATTTGCTCTGTAATATGCGACATTACAAAAAAGAGTTTATTGGGCGGAAGATGAACAGGAAGTCGCATTTCCTGTAAGTCTGAAGCCCTTTTTTTATTTTTATGAATCATAATTGGTTTGCAGTCCTTCCTGCACAGGTTTTATTAAGCAAGGTGCTTACAGATAAGCAAAAGTTGTTAATAGCTTTAATATCTAATTTAAGTAACGAAAGAGGCTATTGCTTCGCATCAAACAGGTATTTAGGTGAGTGTTTAGATTGTGGTGAATCTACGATTAAAGACCACCTTAAGAAGCTTGAGGATATGAAAATACTTGGTAGGATTATTAAACTAAAAGAAAATGGTGATTTTGACTTTAGATCATTAGTAATTAACATAGAGATACCTAGGTCAGAAAACAAACCCACCTCAGCCAGAAAATCGGCTAACCCCTCAGCCGAAAAACTGGCACATAATAATATAGTTATTAATAATATAGATATAATACCTAATAAGATATATAACGACAAACAATCTTTTGTTTCTAGATTAGATGAACTAAAAGATAAACTAGGTAACCAATATGATTCTTTCTTATCTTACTGGACAGAAGAAGATGCAAAAGGGAAGATGAGATTCCAAGACCAAAAATTCTTTGACATAAGTAGAAGAATAGCTACATGGGTTAAAAACTCTAAAAACTTTGAGCCTGTAGCAACACAAAACACCAAAATAAAACTAAAGTAATGAATAAATATTTAGTATTTAATAGTGATTTAACAATAAAAGAAGAGGTAATGGCAGATAAAATTGCCTTTCAAGGAAGAAGTATTTTATTATTAATTAACGATAGAATTGTAGCATTGTATCCGTATAAGGATATTTACATAAAACTTATAAAATAATGCAAGTCATAGACCTACCAAAAAACACAGAGATTGAACGCAATATCCTAGGCTCGTTATTAATCGACAAAAAATCTTTGTCATTAGTAATCAACTACTTAAAAGAGGATATATTCTACGACTATAAGCATAAGCTTGTATTCAGAACGATTAGAGAGATGTACGATAAGAATATCCCAATAGATATTACTACACTATACCAACGCATCGTAGATGCTAAACAAACGGATCAAGTAAATGCCTACTATCTTTCCGAGCTTACTAAAGATGTGGTATCAACTGCTCACTTAGAAGCCCATATAGAGTTAATAATAGAACTGTATAAGCGTAGAATGTTGGTGGTGCTGGGTGGAGAGCTTGTGGTTGGGGCGACAAATGGCGAGGCAGAAACCATGGACTTTATGGCTGAGGTATCTAAAAAACTTATTCAGCTACAAGAGTTTGGTAATATCTACGAGAAGATGATGGAAGATATTATCATGTCAATTAACTACACTCGTGACATGGCACAAAAGGGTAGCTTACTAGGATTTAACACAGGTTTTAATGAGCTAAACAATACCTTATGCGGATGGGTAAGGCCTGACCTAGTAATCGTAGCTGCAAGACCAGGGATGGGTAAGACTGCCTTTATGCTTTCTAGTATCTACCAACTAGCTTGTTTAGATAGCGTTCCTTTGGCTGTTTTTAGCCTCGAAATGAGCTCCGAACAGTTAGTTGAAAGGTTAGAGTCAATCGGTTCACAACTGCCCTTAAAATGGCTTAGAATGAATACTTTGGATGCTACACAAAGAAAGGTTTTACTAAAGACAGATGACTTGTTACTAACCTCACCTATCCACATTGAAGATATGGGCGGTATTAGTGTAACACAACTACGAGCAAAAGCCACCATCTTAAAGCAAAAGTATGGAATCAAGGTAATCTTTATCGACTACCTCCAACTTATGAGTGGTACAGGCAAATCAAACCAAAACAGGGAACAAGAGGTTAGCTACATCAGTAGAAGCCTAAAAGCCCTCGCTAAAGAGTTGGAAGTACCTATTATCGCCCTATCTCAATTATCTCGTAGAGTAGAGGAACGAGGAGATAAGATGCCTCAGTTATCTGATTTAAGGGAATCAGGTTCTATTGAACAAGATGCTGATGCAGTTATTATGCTTATGCGACCACATTACTACGAGATGACAGAGCCTATTGAGATTGGTGGTAAAGAATATGCTACAAATGATTTAGTAATCTGTAAGGTGGAAAAGAATAGACATGGCTCAACAAAG